TACGTAAGTGGCTACGAGAATACTGACCATTGTTTAGCATCTCGCGTGCTCTAATCTCGCAGAACCATAACGCCATCACCATATCGGTCTTACCCTTTGTGGTAGGCGACCAAGTAATCAACTGCTCGATAAGAGCCTTGACGTTTTCGGTTTGGTCACTAGGTAGATGTATTAAGTTGTCGCGGTGGTGCTTACCGTCGTGCTGCTTTGTACCAAAGAGCGTAGACATAGATGCCACACCGAATCCTGCATCCCACTTATTACCACCAGTGTGATGTTCACGAAGGTAGATACCGCGTGTATTTAAATGTTGACGTATACCTTCGTCTTGAGTTAGAAATGCCTGAAAGGCGTTCTTCTCAACTATCCATTCAGCCGGTTTATAAATCGAAGTCCAGTTGAATATAAGGTCTCTAATAGCTTGTGGAGATGGACGCGTAATCTTTGTCGCATCAAGGATATAACGCTTATGGCTATTGCGGTCAATAGCATAACAAACGGCGGCAGTATCTCCAACGATTGCAGGGTCAAGGCCGCAGACAATAGTATAATTATGAAGATCCTTGGGATGTCCTGGTGCGTCTGCATTTATAGGTCCTGACTTTCTCATTCCGTCAATGGAACCTCTGACACATACAGGGTCAAATATTGCATCCTCAGATACATCTTGCTGTTGGTAAACTAGCGCCCACGTTACGCTATCCATAGCTTGGCGTTCATTAAATAGATGACGGCCATTCCATCTTGGATATAGGCCGTAATCATCTTTTTCAGATTCCATCTGACCATCAAATGGTTGGTCGGATGCGGGCCAAAGTGTTTCCCACTTTTCAGGATCTTCATCTGCTTGCAATAATGCAGGCATTGCTAGATAGGTCCAAGGCACAGTGCCACCTGGGTATCTATCAGGATTCCGTAATTCTTTGTATAGGTCCACACTTGCAACTCGTGTACCTACAACAATTAGTTTGCCCGTTGGGTTTAAGCGGCTTCGAACGTCCTGCGTGAGCCAGCGTATTTGTTTTTCAAATTCATTTGCGTTCTTTAATGTAACCGCGTCATCTACGATAATCATATCTGCACGCTTACCATAGATCTGACCACCAATACCGACGGCTTCGATGTTCGGGTCTTTTTCACTAGACTCACGTAGTTCGTTACCGAATACCACACGGGTAGCAGTCCAGGTGGCCGACTTTGAATTAAAGCCTACACCGGCAGCATATGCTTGGTGAAGGTCCTCATACATTGGTGCGGTCAAGCGCTGCTTGATAGCGTATAAGAAGTCAGCTGCAAGCTGCTGGGTCTGAGAGACTATCAGTACACGAAAGTTAGGATTTTGTACAATTCGGTAGGTTACATAATCTACAGTGACCGTAATTGACTTCGCGTGGTTTGGTGGGATGTTAATTAGGATGCGGTTATCTGCGATACCCTTTTCGTATTTCATAGCAGGGTGCATCCAGGACGGTTCACGTCCTTCTATAACATCAATTAAATTCTGCTGGTGGGCGAAGGTCTTAGAGTGTAGAAAGCGTTCACGAAACTCAGCAAAGCTAATATCGTGGACATCGGCTTCTGCAAAGCTTTTGGTCTTAGCGCCTAGGCGTGTTCTATCTGCTAGGTCTGAAAACTTTTTATCTGATCTACGGTAGTAGTCGTAAGTCTTTACTGACTTCCCCGCTTGCTGGCAAGCCTTCTCTACCGTCATACCTTCTGCCAGGCACTGGAGTATTACTCGCTTGGCTAGGTCGGCTGGATTTTCTGTCATAAATTAATTCTGTTGGGCGAGATAGGCTTCGTAGCGGTTAATTAACTCGCCGACCTTATCTCGCATTGCGTGGCGTTCTTTTTGACGCTCGGCGTAGTCGGATGGTTTAGGACCGCGTGGAATAGGTGATGAGACACTTTCTGATAGGTCTCTAAGAATCTGAGATTCTTCTCGTGTTAGTTTCATAATTCCTCCGCGGCGTGTATTTGGCTTGCGTAGCAAGCAGATGGTAGGGAAGGAATATGGTAGGCGCTAAGTAATCTATAGTAGGCTATAGATAGACCTCACCCGTGTGAAACCCAACGGAAAAGTCAAAAGCTCCCGAGCCGCCTTAAAGGCGGTGCGAGGGGTAAGTTAGTGCTCGGCCTAGGTGGCCTCGCCAGAGGCCCAAACTCGTAATACTATCATCCCCGCCGTATTACCCCTTCAATATATACTAAGGCAGAGAAAAACCCCTTTTTTCTGTTACTGCAATGTGAAACGTATCACACTATATAAAACCGCAGGTCAGAGCCATATTTCAATAATAAATAGATCACGCACTAGGGTTTAGCAAATATATTTTTTGGGGGTACATAACATACACTACTACTATAATTAAACAATGGGGGGTGCGTTTTTTGGCGCGGAGCGCCCTAGTTTTCCACAGATTAGGCGCCCCTGTGGATAAGTTGTGGATAAGTTTGGGTTATTGGGCTAGCTCGTCCTTCGGCTCCCTATCGCTCCACTTTCCGCCACTAATTTAATAACCCTAGACATCTGCCGGCTTAGTGTCTAACTAATTAGCTGCCTACTAATTAACCGCAGCTTTCCCAATATCCGGCAGCTCTTTCATCTATCGCAGCTGCCCTACCACCGGTGGCTCTCTCGTAGCTCTTACCCTGCCAGCTGCTAAGTTACTCAATTCGATCGAAAGTAACTTAATAGGCAGCTCACCGGACACGCTCTAAAATAATTAAATAAATAGACTTGCATATCTAGGGGAGATGACCCTAGAATTGTGTCGTGGGCATAAGCTCACCTAATTAGTAAAGGTAAAACTAATGACTAACTTAATGGAAAGCGTTAAGAATTACGAGGATATTCTTAATTCAATTACTGAAACTGACCGCGATAATATGGATGAAACTAATCCAATTATTCACGCGGAAACCGGTCCTAATCGCTTCGCTACTATGTCTTTATTCTTTAATGAAACTGATGGCGTAACTATTACTGAGGACCTAGAGCTAGGCGATATAACTATTGAATTCTTTAATGATAAAGAGAAAGTAGATATTGTAGAAGGTCCTTTATATCGTTGGGCGCTTAAATTCTTTAATGAGAATTGGAATAACTAATGAGCCATAAGACACTAGAGCAGGACTTAATAGCGCAGCTAACTATTCTTAATGACTTACGCCTTGAAAATAAGATAGACCGCGCCGGCTATGCCGTAGAGCTATCTAAGATTATTAAAGTAGCTGACCTATTCGGCGTGAAATTATTTGATAAGGAGAGCAACTAATGACCCTAAACCGCCTAATCACCTCATTAATTCAGCTCGCTATGTTGGCTCCTATCATCTACGGGATACGCCTAGAGATTAAGTCACGCAAGCGTTAAGGCGAAACCGGCTTTATGCCGGTCGTGCGGAGTTAGTCGCCCGCACCTGACGAGCCGACTAAAACGAAAGGTATAAAATGAGTAAGCCTAATAATCAACCAACCGCACGCGACCAATATGTGCAAGATATTTCACTTGTGCTAGATAACGACCACGAAAGTTACGAACTAATACAGGCAGAAGCGAAACGCCTAATGGCTCAAGAGGAGTTCATTAACTCCGCTAATTGGCTACTTGCCAAGTTCATTGAAAACTATGTAGAAAATACAATTCTCAAGGCGTTAAAGCAGAAGCCTAGCGACTATACCGCCGGCGTTGGAACCCTGCTAGTGGCTCAACTTTGCTTTGGTTGGGGAATTGACCCTTACTATGATTACGCTTCAAGCATTACTGCAACCCTACGCGAGAGCGTGGCTAACTAATGCTGACCCTAATTCTAGCTACCTGCGCCGGCCTTGCCGGCGTGGGTATCGCCCTAAGTTTTGATCCCATTACACACGAGAGAGAGAGCGAAAGATGAACACGGCTAAATTACTAAGCACTAACGCATACGCAGACGCTATGAGCTGGAGTGAGAGAGAGGGCGAGATACCTCTAGGGCATAAGATACGCGTAACTTTCACCGGCTTAAAACCTAAAACTGGCTACGCTTATAAAGAAGACGGAGCGTGGCTAGGTATCCGCTACACGTGGAAGAGCCACCGGTGGTGGAGCTTACTTAATTACAATAACCCGTTAATTAAATTGGAATTGCAAGAGCTAGACTACGAGGGTAAAGCTAGCTGGCGCACTATTTGGGAGAAAGAGAGCGAGTAATCTATGACGGAATATCCTATTCGGTTATCCTTGCCGAATGGGGTATTCTGCCCTAGAATATACTAGTGGGAGAGAGCAAGAGGGCGACGGCAAAGTCTGCCTACGCTTATGAATGAAAGGTAATGAAATGAGTAAGACTAAAGAAGCGCCAGTATTTTATCTAAATACTAAGCGCAATGTAGAGAAAGCTAGCGATACTTTATTTGATGTATTGCAGAAGTTAGAAAGCGCTGATCGCGCTCGCGTAAGTGCGGTAATTGACTTACTAGATGAGCTAGTTATGGAAGGGCGCTGGTAATTATGAAAGTTAAAGTAACAGACGATAAAGTAACCGGATTTTCTCGGGATATTACTATTACAGAGGGCAATAAAGATTATTTCTGCACCCTGTATTGGGATAACACTAATGGCTACGATTTAGAATGGCACAAAGGCGAACCAAAATTTTTTACTAATTGGAATGAAGATAAAGAGGGCGAAGATTTCGAACTCTGGCTAGATAACGAAACGAGCAACTAATGAACGAACACGGCGAAAATGATAAAACTTGCGTATTGTGTAACCCTTGCTATTTCTGCGAGGGAGCTGCCGATATCTACTATCCTAAAAATCAAATTGTGGTCTGTATTGACTGCGTAAAAGCTAATCTACTAGACGATATGGAGGCTAACTAATGACTAACGAGATACCACTAGAAGTATTGAAAGCGGTAAAGAATATGAACGAGGAGAAATTCTTAAACGCTATGGCTACCGGCGATAGCGAGCAAGCTGCTCAGAGCCTAAAGCGTATGGCTTATGCGCTTAGTCAGATAGACCAATATAAGGGAGAGGGAAAATGAGCGTAATAGATGTAGAGAGCTGGTGTCCTGACCATAGAATTTATTTTGATGTGGCTACCGGTTGCGAAACTTGCGAGTATGAAGTGAGCCTATGCGGTGATCATATCGTCCCTATTGGAGAGTGTGGGTGCAAGCTATGAGCGAGCCGGTGGCAACCTTATGCCTAGAATGTGACCGGTTTTATTTTGGCAGCTACGGGGCGCATTGGCGCTTTGCACACAATTACGGGCAAGAGATAGAGAGAGAGGGCTGGTAATGTATCGCAATTATGTAATTACTGATGAGGGTATAATCAAGCATTGCCAAAAAGCGGTTGAGTGGCTAGATTGCCCCGACCATAAAGAGCAAGAGTGCTACGCTACAAAATGTCGCGTATGCGGTGAGATAGAGAAAGATTGCGAGGAGTTTTAATGGCTAACATTGTAAGTTGGATACCAAAACAGAATAATCGTATTGTGATGTTTGAAATCTTGGGAGAGAACGATAAGAGCGAGTTCGGATCAGAGAACGCTAACGAAACTATCGCTTGGTTTAGTCGTGACCCATTAAATAAAAGAATAGTAGTTACTAACTGGTTTGCAGATGAGGAAGATGCTGCACCAATAGGGGAGTCTGTTGATGTTACTGCGCTGGTGCTAGCTGCTATCGCTAGTGGGAGAGGGCGAGCGTGAACGAGAAAGAGTTAAGAGAAAAGATAGCTAAAGAAATAGAAACTCGTTTGATATGGGCTGATGAAAGAACTCCTAAGCCTATGTTGGTAGCCAACCAATATGCACGCAGAGCGGCAGCTATTGCAAGAGGTGAAGTATGAGCCCAGTTTTATATGTCTTTGGTATACTTGGTATCGTCTGGGCTATAATTGTTTGGGGCGAATTCAATGGAAAGTGAGAAAGTATTTAGACGCAGGCTTGCAGCTGCCGAAAATATGGCGGTGCGTCAGCGTAACTACCGCAGAGCAAGAGATCGAGCGCTAGCTCGCTTGGCTCAAGCACACAAAGGAGAGTATCTTGACTACTTGGCAGAAGAGAAAGCGAAAGATGAGCAGGAGGGCAAGAGGTGGTATAACCTTGCTGGTCCTGATGACCTCGCTAACCTTAATCCTGCCACCGACCACGCAGGTACGCATAGAAGAGATACCTCAGATATTTCACAAGACGAAAGCGACAATGAATGAAAAGAAACATAATCGTCAGCTCGCACTCGATTACGCTAACGCTGGTTACGGATACAACGCAAGAGAGCGAAGCTGCCTCCTCGCACTTTGGACCCGTGAGAGCAGGTTTGATAACCTCGCAAGGAACACTCGGAGCACAGCATACGGAATTGCTCAACTATTGTCTGAGAAGTCTAGAGATCCTGCAATCCAAATACTACACGGACTCAAATACATTGAAGCTCGTTACAGAGGAAGCGCTTGCAAAGCACTTGCTTTCCACGATAGACACAACTGGTACTGATGTGCTAGAGTAATCCAGTTCCCTTCCGAGAACGAAACCCACCGGCTTACTACCTTTCTCCGGTGGGTTTTCTTATTGCATAATAACTAATGCGGAGGGAAAGGGCGCAGAGTTTTTACTGCCACCAAACTTTAATCTACCTCTAATAAATCTAATCTCGTGGTGTATGCAGTAGTCGTGCCACCAAGCGGTATCTGTACGAGCAGGAACGAGAGCTACAATCTTTGCACCTTGCTTCGCCTCTTCATCTGCCTTACGCATAAAAGATTTAATGGCTCTGCCATAAGGTGGATTTAAGAATATCCAACCCCCCCCCGAAGCACCGGACCATACGCAAGTGAGCGCATCTCTACGCCATAACAATTCGTGATCAGGACCAAAGTAATTGGGTACTACTGCTGAGGACTTAAGTGCAGCTGCATCTAAAGTAAAATTAAACTCTTTATGTAACTCTGCAAAGAACCCTGGTGGTGTAGTCCAAGTGCTATCGTTAGAAGTGAATAGCCCATCATTTATCATTTACGTAAAACCCTGGACCAGAGAAAGTGATAGAGGGCGCACTCCACTTGCGTCTGAATTGTGAGTGGCAGTTATCGCAGATGTAAGTATCTTCCGGCTCGCTCATCTTGCGTTCAATCTGACGGACATCACCGCAACCTGGACATTCATATTCATAGATCATTATTAAATATCCTTGATATCTTTAGGTTGGTGATATCGGTAACTCTACGAGCCATATAATCCAATCGTTCTTCGTCGGTTTTAAATTCTATAACTTCTTCAGCTGTAAACTCTGGACTTTCAAAAGTTTCAACTACTTGATACCCACCAAATAATTTCTTTCTCCATTTAAAACTTACGCTTGTGCTCATAATTTCTTGCCATCCTTTATATGTAGATAGCCTACCACTTTAGTCTTATTACCACGAGCAGAGAACTCTGTGTTCTGAGGTAGCCACTTCTCTTCCCATTTAATATCGTGGATAGTTAAATCAAAAGCCCAGATACCTTCAGGCGTAGAGTTTACATACATAGGTAGGTAACCTAGTTTCTCAGCTTGTTCTCTGATGGCATTGTATTTAATCTCTTCAATAAGTAAATCATCATAGTGAGTATTGCGAGACTTCAACTCTATATATAATCTAAAGAACTCAGAGGTGCAGTCGTGCTTAGAGTATTTATCTGTACTCATTTCAAGATCATCATAATAGAACTCTTTAAGGTAAGAGAATAACTCTGGTTCTTTTAAGACCAAGGGCTATCGCCACCCAGTTTGTCTTGTAATTTAAGTAAAGACTTTTCAATCCTACGATCAGCAGTAGAGATAGCACACTCTAGGTACTGAGCCATCTGCTCTAGTGTATGGTCATTAAAGTAACGCTTAGATAGTATCTCTCTATCTTCTATCTCTAACGCCTCGTATGCTTTCTTAATATCAATCAAGATAGCAAGGAAGTTACCGCTTTCAGCAGGAGCAGACTGCTTCTTAGGTTGTCCATCATCTACCAGTTGTTGTCCTTGTTCAAGTGGTTTACCGGTGACGATAGAGGAGATAACAAAAGGTAGTAGTTGTGCGATAGTGGTGGTCTCATAGTAAGCCTCATCAGTTATCTGATAACCAGACTTAGCTGCCTTCTCTTTACGAGCATAGCGTTCTGCTACTCGTTTAATCTGCCAACCAATACGGCGTTCATTAGCTTTACGCTTTTCAGTATCAGGCTCATCTAATAATTCTTTATGTTGTGTGTACTTAACGGCTGCGAATGCGTAGCATTCCTGTCTAATATCAGACTCTTCTGCGTAACCTTTATACTTACGTGCTACCTGCTTAACTACGCTTGGAACTATATCGTAGATAGATGGGTGGATTTCAGGCATTAGTACCTCGTGCAATGGCAGCTGCTTCTAAGCATTGACAATCTGAAAAACTAAAACATTTTTCGTGTAATGCTTCAATCTCTTGTGCTATCTTCTCGCCAAAATACTTACGCATCTCTGCCATATATTCAAAACTTTGGTATGGACTATCGAAAGGTAAACCTTGTTCACTCACAATCAGGACCGCTATCTTGTGTCGGCCAATGTCCGTCAATAACTAGCAGAGCGATAGCTGCATAGTTCATAAGATCTAAGAATGAGTCACGTAAACTTTCGTGCTCAGGGTTTTTATATTTAGCGTTATCAATTAAGTGGTTGATACGTGCAGTCTTATCGTGCATACGTACACGCAGTCCATTGAGTGGACCACCCGGTGCGTTGGCTATATTAGTTGGGCCATAGTCTGCGTGCTTAGATAGAAGTAATGCACGGGCCTCGTCGTAAGTATGTAATACCTTATCCTCGAACTGCTGACTCATCTGTGATACCCAGTAATCTTCTCGTCTTGTCTCGTCCATTTTGTAGGTAATAGTCTGTTATGTCTAAACCTGCAGGTAAGTTTACAATAGTTGCGTTCATCACCTCACTTGCGACACGCCGATTAAATTCAGCTCCTGGATTGGTGCCATCTTCTTTTAAATCATTATCTCCAACCACATACACTGTGTCATAGCCATTAAATAACCTTGAGTAATGCGCCTTCCAGTTAGCAACACCGGGGCAACCAACTGCTGGCATACCAAGCACACCAGATACAATTACTGCATCTAGTTCACCTTCGGTAATTACTATCCGAGCGCTACGCTTTGTAATATCAGATACGTTATATAGATGGGTAGTACCACCAAGTGGCTGACCATACTTAGGTTTACCATCATCTAACCTACGAAACTTAAAGCCTACGCAGTGACCCAAAGCGGTAATATATGGAATAGATAACCAACCAACGTGCCCTTCGTGCCCTGCTAATGGGTCAGTGACTGTGCCTAATGAGTAAAGCGCAGCTACCTCTTCAGATATTCCACGTCCGTTTAGATACTCTAGTGTTCGCTCGTCTATTAGATCCGCGTAGCGATTGGCCGCTGCCAGCTGTGATTTCAAGTGCTCGCTTGAGTGCATCTTTAAACTCCAAGTTTTCCATAATCATTACAACGCTTACTGCGTTGCCACCTTTACCGCAGGTATGGCAATAGACAAGATTGTCATACGTATTTAGTACAGCAGAACTACGACTATCGTTGTGCATAAAGCACCGAATGTTTGCAGCTCTACCCTCTTTAACTTCCCCACCATAGTATTTAATTACTTCGGCTATTGGGATTGTGTTGGCTTCGCTTTGTCCTTTTTTACCTGAACGTGGCCTTTGCCAACCTTGTGCTGACACGAGCAATCTCCTTCACATTGAGAGTGTAGTACGCTTGCACTGCCGGTATCACCGATAGAGTTAGCGTTCCCTGCACCGCTACACATTTTACAAATCATTCTTCGTCAGTCTCCACTTCAATAATTACTTCTGTTACTTCTTCAGGTGGTAAAGCCTCTGTAATTTTCTGAGTTTCAGGGTTGACTGGTCCTTCTGATGTACTGATAGTTCCGTATGGTGTTGGCATTACTTCTTCTCCTCTAGCCATTGTTCAAGTGAGCAGATTACCCACGTCTGATTGATCCCCTTACGCTTACGCTTCCATAAGACGTAGTGGAAAGGTGTCTTGGTATTCCTAGCCTTAGCGTAGTTAGCTGCCTCTACCTCTATCTGATTCCAGAAGTTATCAAGTTCTAACTTTGCTGTGTTCTTACATTCAAACAAGTAGGTTTCACCGGCAACGATAACTACGACATCACCTTCATCATCTTTACCTGCAAGTCTCAAACGCTCTGCGTTAAAGCCTAACTTTCTAAACCACTTGATGATGTCTAGTTCAAAGGCTGCGCCTTTAACTTTGTTATACTTAGGACTGCTCATCTAATTTGACTTTGTTAACCTTGTAACGTAGCTCACCATTTTGTTCTTCCACCTGTACAATACCGGACTCGATAAGTAAGCTAGCGAAACCAGCAAAATCATCTTCCAACTTTTTAACTTTATTCTTGACATAATTAATTTCCGTTTCGTGTTTCATCCTAGTTTCTTAACCGCCTCTGCTATTCCTTCTTCTAATGTTATCTTAGGTGTGTAAAACTCCAGCAACTTTGTGTTATCTGACACGCGGTGCATACAACCGACTGGCTTATCAGGTCTAGTTAAAATCAAACCTTCATATCCAACTTCCTTCATACACATTTGTGCTAACTCTAAGAATGATGTTGAACGACCCATACCTAGATTGATAGGACTAGTTACACCCTGCTCTACTGCAGTCATCACTGCGTTGATTACATCACGCATATGTATAAAGTCTCTGGTCTGTGTGCCTGGACCCCATACTTCAAACGGGTCTTGTCTTTCTATTGCACGCTTGACATACATTGGGAACGGATAATTTAAATCTTGATCCCATCCATACCCAGAAAATGGCCTAAAAATATGGACATTTGGTACAAACTGGGCTAAGAATTCACCTGTTAACTTGCTCCAACCATAGGTCAAGTCAGGTGTACGCAAATCATTTAACCCAATGTCTGTCTCTTTTAACTTATGACCCTTTAGGTTTTCAGTCTGCCACGCTACAGGATAGGCAGCTGATGATGAGAAGTAAACAATCTTATGTGGCTTAGTCTTTAAGCACCACTGGAAAAACTCAGAGTCAATACTAAGGTTATCAGCAACAGCAAGTGGTCTACCTTCAATAGTCTCACGTCCACCTACGATAGCAGCTAGGTGAATGACAAGATCATACTGACCCTCTTCACGCTTAAAGAAGTCACGACAATCTATACCATCTTTGATGTCAATTAAAGTTAAGTTTACATTTTCATAACTAAAATAGTTTTTAAAATACTTACCAACAAAACCTGAACTACCAGTTATTAATACGTTCATCGTTACCCCAATCGTATATATATGTTACGTGCCCTGTTTCCTGTATTGCCATATCTCTATCAGGCTGGTAGATATAGACATCGTTCTCATCCACAGCACAACCGATATGGCTAAGTGTAGATAAACGCTTACGCTTTATAACCCTCTGTTCACTTGGTTCTACAACCTGTATCTTGTAATACTCATCGTGGATAAGACAGTCATTAGATACCTGTGGATAAATAGCACTGGCTAAGAAGTTCTGGTCTGCCATATATTCATCACGGAAGTTATGCGATAGCAACATCTTGTGCATTAGGTTGCCATAGGCTTGCGTTTTCATAGCAAACATACCGGCACTGATGACATAGTTATGACCAGTCGGATGATCCCTAATAATATGAAAGTTAAACTTGCTATCTAAAAACTCTTGGTGTGCCTCAGCTTCACGTAAGGATAACCTTGCATCCACATCACGAGATAGAACTACATCTACATCTGTATCTAGGCAGGCCATAAAGCGCCAAGTCCTAGAGATACTATTCTCTTCATCCTCTACTTTAATTAACTCTACGTGTGGAAAGATATTAAGTGTAGATAGTACCCATCTAGGTACGCTTCTGCCATAGTAATATCTAACAGTGAAGCCAGGAAAGAAACGCTGCGCTAACTCAGCATTTTTGATAGCGCCTACTAAGAAACGCATATCGTTTCCGTAAAGTGAGAATGAAATTACTTGCTTCATATACCAAGCGCAGTCGTAATCTTCTCAAACTCTGTATCAAAATCTTCTCGGATGTAGCGCAAGAACTCTTCTCGATCACCATTGCTAACCTCAGTAGAGTTGGCTTCCATATACTGCTCATCCCAAGCAACCTTGCCAGCTACTGGATGTAGGTGCTCAATGATTACCTTGTCTATATACCAAAGACTATTTAATCGTTTACCAAGAGACATCCAATAGTTATCCATAAACAAATGAACTAACTTAGACGGAGCCATATAACCTACCGGCTTAATGACATTGGTAGACATCATAACTGCGGTGGCTAAGTTAACTCCTTGTAGTAGGTCATTGCCATAGGCAAGACCATAACCTTTACTTGCAATAGCTTTACTTAAATACTCATCCCACTTCGGTGTCTGTACCAAGTGATCATCACCTAGAAAAAAGATAGTCTCATACTT